CGACCACTCTTAATAAGATGCGCTCTGGACGTTATCTAGTGTCTAGTGTTCATCACAAGTTTATCCAAAGCATCATGTCTACGGTTGTAGAGCTTCTATCTGATACGACTAGTGTCGGTATGAATGCTCCGATACCAACGTCGCCAGTGATAGCTAAAGTGATTACACAGTAATGACGACTATAAACAAGTATTTTAGTGGCGAGGATACCTTCCAATGGTTCATTGGCGTCGTTGAGTCACGCCAAGACCCTATGGAATTGGGTCGTCTCCAGGTTCGTATTTTCGGCACCCACAACCCGGCTCTAACGGAAGTTCCTTCTGCAGACCTACCATGGGCTGTTGTCATACAGGGTCCTAGCGGCAAAGCCTTTTCTACTCCTAAAGAGTCTGATGTTGTAGTCGGTTTCTTCCTTGACTCTGGTAAGCAAGTTCCTTGTATCTGGGGTGTTGTACCGGGTATTGAAACCAATGCACCAAGTACCGGTGTGGGTTTCCACGATCTACGTCCACAGTCAGTGATTGCTCTGGCTCCAAAGGTTCCAGTCGCTCGAACTTACAATGTCGATGGCTCTGGTATCAATATCACCGAAGCAGATACTTCTAGTCCTGCGATCCTTGAGTCATTACGCCATCCGAATGCTGATGAACTCAACCAACCTTCTATCAGCGGCATCACTCGTTATCAGAATCTAGCTAACACTGTTATCCAGGCACGTAAGAACAACCTGGACAAGAACGTTCCTGTAGCTGGCGGTGGGCAATGGTCTGAACCTTATCCCGCCTACAACCCAGAGTACCCATACGACAATGCGACCGTCACTGAGTCTGGTCATATATTTGAGTTGGATGATACTCCAGGCAGTGAGCGCATCCATATCGCGCATCGATCAGGATCATTCCAAGAATACTTCCCAACCGGTACGCTGGTGGAGAAGATCACTAAGAGCCGATACTCTATCATCATGGCGGATGATTATGTGCACGTCATGGGTGACGTCAATCTAACCGTTGGTGCTGGAGTTTACATTAAGGTCATCGGCGATGCCGTGATCGAAGTTGGTCAAGACGCCAGCGTCAACGTAGCGGGTGACTTTAACTCTTCTGTTGGCGGTGACTTCAATGTCAAGGCCAAGAACATTAATCTCCAGGCCGCCAGTGACGTCACGGTTGTCTCTGATACTCAACATTTCACAGCAAGCAGTTCTCTGGATGCGACAAGTGGCTCCACCTCTGTTGGATCTGATGGTGATCTTAATCTTAAGGCAGGCGGAGCTCTTAACCTTCAGGGTGGCGGCATCAATGTGCTTTCTGGTGAGTTGCTTGCTCTTACAGGAAGTTCTGTAGGAATTAGCGGTGGAGTCCAGATCGATGGCCTGATCTCTGTGAACCAGGGAGCGCCTACAGCCGGAGGAGCCTCCTCTCCTGCCTCTGGGGAGTCTGCCGGATTGCCAGATGCTATCGCCGAGGGTACACCCAACACCGGAGAGGCAACACCCGAAGTCGTTCCTGTACCACTCAATATCGAAAGAGTTGGCTTGGATCCAGAGACCGGTGCCTCTTACGTTCAGCAGCAATTCTTACAGACAAGCGCTAACGGCACGATGGTTGCTCCAGACAGCACGACGAATGCCAACACTCAGGCCTGTACCTTTGACGCAACCACGAGGACATTCATACCTGCAGGCAACTTCGCTATCAGTGAGAATGGTATCACAATCATCCAAGGCTTTGAAGGCTTTGGTAAGGTCGTCAGCCCAGATATGGTGACGGCATATCCTGATCCAGCAACCGGTGGACAACCTTATACTATCGGTTATGGCACCACGGCAGTCGCTATCGGTATGCCGGTCAGTCTGGGTGAGTTGATCAGCCGCGCAACGGCACAGGACTACCTAGTTTCTTCAATCAACAGGAACTATTTGCCAACCCTACAGGCCACAGTAACGGTTCCTCTGACTCAGAATATGATCGATGCTTGCTTGAGCTTGATCTACAATATTGGTGCAACGAACTTCACCAATTCTTCCGTCCGCAAGTACATCAATCAACAGAACTGGTGTGCGGCCGGAAATGCCTTCTTGTTATGGAACCGGGCAGCCGGAAAGGTTATCTCCGGATTGACCTCTCGCCGTCAAGCAGAGCGCACTCTGTTCCTCTCTTAAGAGTGGCTAAATAGTCCATGTACATTCTATACAAAACAACCAATCTGATATACGGCAGGAACAATCTAGGGAGATTTGTATAATGGCCGGTCCTATCAATCTGTCTACTCCTCTACAAACGAGGATATATTCAGATTTTAACGTTGATTTTCAGGCACATCCTATTACGGGTGATCTGTTGAAGGTGACGGGTGTTCAATCTGTGATCCAGTCTATCGTAGACTTGGTCCAGACGAATCACTATGAGAGACCATTCCATCCCGAGATTGGTGGCAATGTCCGCAAGCTGCTGTTTGATCTTTTGGATCCGATTACGGCTAACCTGATCAGTGAAGAGATCAAAGATGTCTTGGCGAACTATGAGCCACGTGCTCAGGTGTTGGATGTCATCGTCGCTACCGACTCTCAATTGAACGGGTACAACATTACAGTAGTTTTCAGCGTCGCTGGCGGAATATCTACTCCTATCGAAATCAGCGTCTTCTTACAACGGTTGAGATAATATGGGCGCAACAGCAAACACTAGCAAGCTTCAACTAACCAGCCTTGACTTCGATAGTATCAAGCAAAATCTTATAACTTTCTTGCAAAGTCAAAGTCAATTTGCGGATTACGATTTTACAGGTAGTGCGTTTAACGTGCTAATAGATCTTTTGGCTTATAATACACATTATAATGCGATTTATTTGAACCTCGTTGCCAACGAAATGTTCCTGGATACGGCTGTCCTACGTTCTACTGTAGTCTCTCATGCTAAAGCTCTGGGTTATACTCCACGCTCTACGACCTCACCACAAGCAACAGTCAACGTCGCTATTACTCCAGCCGGCACGGACAACACGTCAATCCTGACCCTGCCACGTTTCAGTCAGTTCTCTTCTGACTCTTTGAACGGCACCAGCTACAACTATGTGACGCTGGATGACCAGACGGTTACGGTAGATGGTGGTCAATTCAATTTCACAGAAGTTATTATTGCCGAAGGCCAGCCAGTCGTTAAGACGTTCTTGGTAGACAGTCTAACCAATCCTAACCAAATGTATCCTATCACGGATGCGAATGTAGACACATCTACTTTCCAGGTTATTGTTCAGACCTCTCAAACTAACACGACGAAGCAAACCTTTGTGTTGGCTACTGACTTGACGAGTATTGATGCGAACGCAACCGTGTACTTCCTTGAAGAAGGTGCGAACGGTTCTTATCAATTGTACTTTGGTGATAATGTCATTGGACATGCTCTACAGGATGGTAACATCTTGGTAGTCTCTTACATCACTACAGCAGGTGACGCATCAAATGGGCTCGAAGGATTCGCTCTACAAACTAATCTATTGGCAGGCTCAACGGCTAACGTTGTCACAGTCAATCCATCAGCCGGTGGCTCCCCAATCGAGTCTGTTGCTTCTATTAAGTTCACAGCACCAAAGGCATACGTTGCACAAAACCGAGCCGTCACAGTCAATGACTACGTTGCTCTGATCAATAAGAACTATCCATTCTTTGATGCAGTAACTGTATGGGGTGGTGAGACGGAAGATCCTCCTGTATATGGTAAGGTCTTCATCTCAGGCAAGCCAAAGAATGGTTACGGCATCACTGTACAACAGCAACAGTACATCATCAAAAACGTCGTTGAACCGATCAGCGTCATGACGGTAACTCCTGAGTTCGTTCTACCTGATTACAACTATTTGAACTTCGCCTTCGATGTTGACTACGATTCTACTCAGACTCAGCTTACCCAGATACAAGTTCAGAACGAAATTATCGCTGCGGTTGAACAATTCGCCAATCTGAATTTTAACACGTTCAACTCTACGTTCCGACTGTCTCGTTTGCTAAGTGCGGTTGACTCTGCAGATAACAGCATCCTTGGTTCTGATTGCTCCATCCTGATTCAAAAGCAGATCATTCCTGCCCTGGGAGTCAGCCAGACCTATCAGATGAATACAGGCATCCAGTTGTTACCGGGCACACCAGCGGATCACTTGTATAGCAGCCCGAGCTTCACCATCAACGACGTCGGCGGAGTTCCTCGTCAATCATTCATAGAAGAAACTCCAAACAGTTTCTCCGGTTTGAACAATATCAACATTGTCATACCAGGCAGTGGTTATTCTTCTCCACCAACCCTAACCGTAACAGGTGATGGTGTCGGTGGCAATGCTTATGCAACTATCGTCAATGGGCAGGTCCACTCTGTAATCGTTGACAATGAAGGTTCTGAGTATACAACCGCAACTGTTACGGCTACCGGTGGCGGTGGTATCGGTGCAACATTCTCTGTTATTCTACAGGGACAGTTCGGCACTCTCCGCACATACTACTATGACCAGAATAACAACAAGGTCATCTTGAATTCTGACGCTGGAACTATCGACTACATAAACGGTATCATAACACTAAACAACTTTGCGCCAATAGCGATCAACAATCAGTTTGGCGAATTGAATATCTACGTGCCACCAGCCGCTCTATCATTTAGCTCTAGCAGGAACATCATCCTGACCCTGAATCCAAATGATCAGAATGCGGTAACTGTCACGATGAAAAATGAGAACAACTACTAATGACGACGCCTGTAGGTATTGGACCATTTGACGGAAACGTCATAACCAATACGGTAAGCACTTTCGTTTCTTCTCAGTTCCCTGAGTTTATCCGGGAAGGTTCACCTGCGTTCGTTCAGTTCCTCCAGGCCTATTATGAGTTCCTTGAGACGGCCAACTTCGGTCCAAACAGCAACTCTGTAATCTACAACGCTAAGAACTTGCTGAATTACAAAGACGTGGACAATACGTCTGATGCATTCATTCAGTATTTCATCAATGACTTTCTACCCTACTTTCCGAATGATGTGGCACTTGACGAGCGCAAGCTGATCAAGGTTGCCCGTCAGTTCTATCAGCAGAAGGGTACACCACAGTCTATCCAGTTCTTGTTCCGCGTCCTTTACAACAAGGAAGCGGATATCTATTTCCCAAAGAACAATATTCTGAAGTTGTCTGATGGTAAATGGACGCTGCCACAGGCTCTACGTCTATTGCTTGACGCCAACAATGTCAACTTCCCTGTCCAGTCATTGGTCAACCTTATTGGTACTGGTAGTGAGTCAGGCGCGCAATGTGTTATTGAAGCAGCCAACAAGGTTGTTGACCCAAACCTGGGCTTCGAGATTGTTGAAGTCTACGTCTCTGGCATCACGAAGCCCTTCGATGATTTAGAATCACTGCTTGTTACTTATGGAACTGATGCCAATGGTAACCCTTTAGTCTTTGAAGAGAAGATTATCGCTGCTCTATCCAGCATCCAGATAGATCCACACAACCAAGGTCTGACCTATGTTACAGGTGATCCAGTCGTTCTTACGGGCGGTTTGGAACCAAATGATCCTCAAGCTCAAAAAGCTGTGGCATTCGTTGGGAACGTTACCACAGGCTCTGTTACTTCTATCAATGTTAATTTTGGTGGTTATGACTATCGACAGAATCCTAATACAATTGTTACATTTGTAGCCGCACCTGGAGACAACGGAGTAGGCGCAGAGGCAATCGTTTCTTCTATTGACACGGCCAATGCTGTATTCTTAGAAGTCAATATTGACTGCTTGGAGTTTCACCAGAACAATACTCTTGGTGGATCAAGCTGGGACTTTGCTAACAACGTCAATGCCAACGGCAACACTCCTATGAGTCAGGCGTTAACGTTCGCCAATTTAGAGTTCGCTCCTATCCGCACAATGACTGTAACACAACAGGGTGGTGGATATGGTAAGGTGCCAACCATCGATATGGAAGTCATCTATTACACTGACTTGACGAACGCATTAGTCCAGGCTGGTGATCCTACGGCTAACACCACTTACCAGAACATCGATGACTTGGGTCTATTCGCTGCTGTCCAGGTTCTTAACTCTGGTGGAGGCTACTCTAATGCCTCTGATTCTATCTACTTGAATACCAACATCGGTAGCAACGCAGCATTCGCTTTCTCTACAGGAGTCAACGGTGCTATCACAACTGTTACCGTTACCAATCCAGGTCGAGGTTATATCGACATCCCTAATACTGGTCTCTACCTTGCCAACAGTTCTAACAGGAATGCCCCTGCTGCCGGTGTTGGTGCCGTACTTGAACCATTCGGTTATGGACAGGGAGCCAATCTAACAGTTGGCGTCAACAAGATCGGCCAGATCATAGATTTCAATCTAGTCAACAGAGGATTCGATTACATTGCGGCTCCTAATGTATCCCTACGTATCCAGGACGTCACGATCAACCCTCTTCCTGCAGAAGAGTTCCCTCTACCTGATGCAATCATCTTCCAGGGAGCCAATGCTAATGTAGCAACCTACACAGGCTTCTTAGACTCAGAGCAACCAAACAACGTCATTCGTATATACAACTACAAGGGTGCAATCAACGTCTTCCAAAACCTGGTAATGACGCTGACCAATGAGACAGTTATCAATGTATCAATCAACACGTCTGCGACCAACCCGGTTGTAACCTACGGTAATGGTCTGGCTAAGGCAAACGCAATCTTCTTGAACGGTTTGATTCAGTACCCAGGATTCTACCTGAA